GTCTCATGTAATCCTAAAAGAAGAGGAAATAAATAGAATCTGCGATATAGAATCTAAAAAAGAAGAGACCGCGTAATTTCCTCAAATCGATTCTCATAATCGATTTTAAACGAAAAACTTTCACATAAATACAACATGTATTATCTGCAAATTTAAAGCAGGTAATACATGTTTCAATTCCAATTAGACGGCCCTCCTGTTCCTCAGAAGCAGACGCGGTTTGCCAATGGGCATGCCTACAATCCATCATCTAAAGACATAGAGTGTATCCGTTGGCAGGTTAAGCCCACGTGTCCCCAAGAGCCATTATCTGGCCCTATTAAGCTATCTATTTCCTTTTTTCTTCCTATCCCCAAATCCACCAGTGCCAAAGTTCGCAAGCAAATGTGCAATCGCGTCATATTGCCCATAAAGAAGCCAGATATCGATAACCTGGCCTATCTAGTCACCAACGCCTTGAAGGGCCTAGTTTACAAAGACGACAATCAAATCGTCTGTATGGAGCTGTTTAAATACTACGATGTATCACCCCGCACTTGCGTGACTGTTAGAGAAATTGAGCAAATACAACCGATAGGCCTGCACGATGCGAGTGATTATTGAGACGAGTGAGGGAATGGATTACATAGAGATCATATTGAGCGAATCGGAGCATCTGAATTTGCAATCCAATCCAATAGCCAACGAATACATATGTGGGTTTTGTTCCACAATTCCCATTAATGTTTGTTTACGAGTAGATCCACAATATATACCAGGAGAATAGTGATGACTTTATCCAAAGGGAAAAGTAAGAAAGTTATATCTAGTAACATCAAAGAGATGATGGCGTCGGGCCATCCTCAAAAGCAGGCCGTTGCCGCTTCTCTCAATGAAGCACGCAAGTCAGGGGCAAAAATTCCAAAAAAAGGAGCAAGAGCAAAATGAAGCAACAAAAAGAATTAGGCGATTTATGTTCGACAAAGGATCTAGTAGAGGCTGGCATATTTTCCAGTCGTCACCAAGCCTTACGTTTGCGTCAGTCGGGGAAAGGGCCTAAATTCGTAAAGATTGGCAATTACGTTCTATACCATCTTTACGATGTGGAATTGTGGGTAGCCGAACGTCTCCACTCAGAGGCTGCAAAGCCAAAAGAGTGTTCCGATTGCTGCGATGTGCCTGGCGTAGAAGAGTTCTCCCAGATGCTCAATAAGGTATTTGCCATGGCAGTGGTTGGGTATAGAGCTGTATGCGAGTAGTGACAAGAGGAGGGCGAAAGCAAACAAAAACGTGGGTGAAGGGCAAAAAGCCAAGTGAATTGGATATAGAGCAATTGCAGGCTCTAGCCTCCATTCATTGCACCATGGAGGAAATTGCTCTGGTTATGGGGGTGAGTCGCGACCACCTCTATCGCCGATATAAGGACGTGATTGACGTGGGATATGCCCAAGGCAAGCGCTCGCTACGGCGTCGCATGTGGGAGGCTGTTGAGAAAGGCAATGTGCAGATGATGATACATATGGCTAAGCATATCCTTGGGCATAGAGAAGATGCGGCAGAGAAGGAAGATGCTTCCAAATGGAATATCATCGTGCATGAGATTCCCAAGCAAATTGAAATTAAAGCGGAGGTTAGGGGTGGACAAGAAGATGCACAAGGTGACGGAAAAGATGAAGGCGGCAGCCAAGCAAATTAGCAAAGGGGCCAAGGCGAGTGCTAAAAAGATTCTGCGCAAGGCTGAAAGTGCTAATGAAAAGCTGGTCAAAGAAGATAGAGACGTGAGAGATCCCATCGTCGATAAGTACAAGAAGATGCCAGCTGCCTGCAAGAGGGGGCGTTAGTCCACAATCCTAGTGAGGAGAGTATATATATTACTCCTCTTCTTCTTTCGATGTGGAAGTGTCGATAAGTGGCCTTATTTGTCTATGTAAATGGATTGTCTATATGTTGTAGACGGTTTGTGGATAAGCGGCCGCTTATGAACAGTGTGAACGGTTGTGAACATTCAATCTACCAAGTTATCGACAGAGGTTAAAAATGATTCGTTACAGCATCAAGGTATCCAACGACCATCAATCGCTTAAAGAAGTTTTTGAGGCTGATACCCTTCTTTTAGACGCATTAGATCCAGCTCTAAGCTCCCAGATTCGCGGCGTCATCGATAAGTTTAATGCGCCAGTGGATGAAGTTAAAATTACAGCGAGTATGGTGGCATGATTATCTATTACCTTAGAACGACAGAGCATTTGCCGCAGTGTAATCGCTTTTGCGAGTCCATGGAAGAGGTCAAGCAATGGATAGACGAGGCTTACAAGATAGCCGTGGAATTCAGAGCTCCCTTGAATCAGGATCAGCTGAAAATAATGGGTTGGAATCCCATGATATCTGACGATGACATGATGACAAGTGTCGACGTCACCATCATCGATACGGATCTATCCCCTAAATATCGCCGCCTATATTCCAGAGAGCGAGCCATTACGACCGCCAACTTGGAAAGAAACCGCAAAGCGGCGGATGACCAGATACGTCGCAAAGAGGAAAGGATGAGGGATGGTGCTAAGAAGGTTCCTGAGGAAATCGCTTGATAGAAAACGAATTCCACTTGCCTCACGACTTTGAGATACGCCCTTATCAAAGGCACTTCTTTGAAGCAATGGCATCGGGCATTAAGAGGGCCTGTCTCGTCTGGCATCGCAGGGCTGGCAAGGAGATGACCTGTTGGAACTACTTGATCATGCAAGCTGCTATGAAAAGGGGCACCTATTTCTATTTCTTCCCCTCCTTTGCACAGGGGCGCAAAATTCTTTGGTCGGGTATGAACAAGGAGGGCAGGCGATTTCTCGACTACTTGCCAAATAAATTTTTGAAAAAAAAGCCCAACTCAACCAATATGCAAATGGAGCTGAGAAATGGTTCGATCATTCAGATCATTGGTACGGACAATATCGATTCCATCGTGGGAACGAATCCTATTGGTTGCGTGTTTAGTGAGTATAGCTTGCAAAACCGCAATGCGTGGACTTTCATCAGTCCTGTTCTGGCGGAGAACAAAGGGTGGGCAGTATTCAATTTTACGCCACGCGGGTGCAACCACGCAAAGGATTTATACGATAACGCTATCCAAAACCCCGAGTGGTTCTGCCAAAGGCTCACCGTCGACGACACCGACGGGGCCATAACTAAGGATGACATTGAGCGTGCCAGAGCTGATGGTATGTCGGAAGACTACATTCAGCAAGAGTTTTATTGTTCGTTTACACTGGGGGTAGAAGGTGCATATTACGCAAAGTACTTACAAGATTGTAGAGATGAGGGTCGAATTGGATATGTACCATGGGACAGGCAACAGAAGGTATACACATCTTGGGATATTGGATATGGCGATTCGACGAGTATCATATTCTATCAGCTGGTTGGCAACGAGGTGCATATCATCGATTACTACGAAAATCACGGCGAAGGCCTCCCCCATTACGCAAAAATTGTTCTCTCTAAGCCATGTCTTTACGCCGCTCACTACGCCCCTCACGACATCGATTCCCACTCATTTACTTCGGGATTGTCTGCGAGGCAAGTGGGATTGGGACTTGGCATTAAGTTTACAACACTACCCACTCTCAAGGTCTCTCATGAGGAGGGCGTGGAGGCTGTCCGAGGTATTTTTCCTAGAGTTTTCATCGATAAGACAAAATGCGACAGACTCATCAAGTGTTTAGAAAATTATCGCAAGGAATATGACCAGCGGCTAGAGTGTTATAAGGAAAGGCCTCGGCATGACTGGGCCTCTCATGGTGCCGATGCGATGCGCTATTTAGCCATTGCGGTGAAGCTGTATTCCGACCGCAGGGAAGGAAGTATAGACGATCGGCAGTCGGAAAATTGGTATAAACAATTCAACCCAAGGTTTGATTAATATGGCAAAGCTATATGCAACGACTATTGTTAACACAGATGAAAACGCCCAAATGCAAGGCATCGAGATGCGTGGCATGTTCCATACATTTGAGGAAGCTTACAGCTTTGGACTTCAGAGCGGAAAGCCATTTAGCGTTTGTGATTATGCCTATCTGAAAACGACTACCACCAATACACTGCCGACAGAAACTGCGGCTACTACAGAGACGATTACTGTTGAGACTGCGGTTGAAGAAACTAGCGGTTGTGCGGTATGATCTCGCTTCCATCTTTAGAAACCTTAATGATATCCCTCTGCTTCATGGCAGCGGGATTTTCTACAGGGTTTAGCATTTCTTGGCGGATATGGCAGAAGCGTTTTGACAAAGTAATAGATGAAATCATGAAGGATTGACCCTGATAGGTGAATGGATCGGATTTACCCAAGTAAGTACAATGATTATCGATCTGCTTAGCGACCTGCATGGTCAATTGCCTATTTTACCTGGAGGCGACTTGCTCGTCGTCGCTGGTGATTTGACGTCTTTAGATCGTGCCTATCAATTCATGGATTTTGAGGAGTGGATCAAATCTCAAAAGTATGAAAAAAAGGTTGTAATCGGTGGCAACCACGACGCGCTTATTGAGTCGGGCAGATGGACTATTTCCCCACCCAATGATTTTGAATATTTACAAGATAGCGGCACTAGATTCCGTGATTTAAAAATATGGGGAAGTCCTTGGACGACGAAATTTGAGAATCAGAACCCCCACGCCATGGCGTTTGCTGTAGATACAGAACAAGAGATGGGGGCGAAGTTCGACCTTATCCCCGAGGATATAGACTTGCTCATCACTCATTCGCCTCCTTTTGGAATCCTGGATAAGTGCAGCCACGGCAGGGTCGGCAGCCTAGCATTACGCGCGGTGGTGGAAAGGGTTAGGCCTAGGTTGCATGTATTTGGCCACATTCACGAAAGTGCTGGATGCAATCCAAGTTCTGTTGAGGGTGTTACGTTTGTAAATTGTGCGGTGGTGGATGGAAGTTACTCAAAGGTTAGAAATTATACGAGGATTGAATTATGAATACTCATGTTAAAGTTCCAGATGGTCATTATATTAGCTTGGACAAGGATGGACATATCGTTTTTGTTCCATTAGCAAATACAAAGAAATTGTCATTGCCTTACGTGATAGTGAGATGCAATTCCGCTGGTGTTTTTGCCGGTTATCTAGAGTCTAGAAAGGGTGATGAAGTCGTTATGAAAAAGGCTCGTAGACTTTGGTATTGGGACGGAGCTGCTTCTCTTAGTCAATTGGCCATGGAAGGGGTCAGTAAACCACAAAATTGCAAATTCCCATGCGAAGTGGAGGCAGTTACGTTGCTAGGCGTCATCGAAATACTGGATACAACGGAAAAGGCCAGGGCGTGCATAGAATCTGTTCCGTTTTGGTCGGCGTAATTGTTGTTAGCGTTTTTTTGGTTGTGAGCCTGGGGCATTCATGTCCTGGGCTTTTTTTTTATTGCGTTAAAAAGGGTGATCACATGGATATGGAACAGGTAGATTTTGGGAGTGGTTATGGGGATGGGTGGGGTTATGGGG